ACGCTTCCACATATAGACAGTAATATATGGTTGATAGTTGGTATTGGTAGCAGATACACCAGCTGATGTGATAGTTGTTCCTACAGTAATACCTGTAGTTTTACTACCAGTACTTCCTGACGTAACGTTAACTCGTGCTCCACCTCCACCAGAGTTACCAATACCCGGTTGATTATAAGTTTCTTGTGAGTGAAAGTGACCGGGATCAGTTACAGTTGATGTTGCTGTGTGAGTGTGAGATGGAACAACAGCATCTGCACTACCACCAGTTTCTTCAGCAGAATCAAATAATATATTAGTAGAATCAAAACCAACCATGACACGACCAGCGCCAAAGGCTGTCCATGTACCAAAACCTAATGATGTTGCAGGATTAGTAGAACTTGTAGCATTTGTATATATAGATCCAATAGGATACAAGGCATTTAATGCCGCCTGAACAAACGCAGTAGTGGCAAGTTGAGTTGTACTTGTTCCAGCACTTGCTGTTGGAGCAGCAGGTGTACCAGTAAAAGTAGGACTAGCTATATCAGATTTGGTTGATATTGCTGTAGCAATATTTGCAAACTCAACATTAATCTCAGTACCCTTAACAATTTTTAAAGGATTACCAGATGCAAGTGCATCCTTAGTTGCAAAATTCGTTGTTTGTGTATAGTTTGACATTTTTTCCCCTATGCAATCTTGCCATTTTTGGCTTGAAGTTCAATCTTTTGAATGGATAATTGACTGTTGTTTATATCCATCTCAACCCCTATTTGAACAATCTTTCCTTTGCTGGTTGCATTTGTTTGTATTGTTGTCAATGCAACTCCAGGTGTGTAATATGCAAGTATTGTGGCATTAGAGCCATATTCAGCAGTACCATATTCAGCAGTTGTTTGCGTGGGTATACTGACTTGTGATGAGTAATAATCCCCAGTGAAATCATAACCCCACTTCAAGGTTACCAACTGATTAGAACCACCAACAACAATAACCCTTATCTTTTTTAAGATAGAAGTGACATTTATATCGCCAAGGTCAGAGTTGTTTGTATAGTATGCCATCCTGTAGGTTGTTGCATTGTCTAAATATGTACCATATTTTCCAATATACCCATTCTTGCCAATCAACAAATCACCATTACGCCTTGCACAAAAAGATGTTGGTTCAATACTATCCCAAATTGTTGATCTTGATGAACCATCTTGCATGATTCCTTTTGTATCAAACGCATAAGTATATTTTGATGATGGTAAATTTAACAAATAAAATGCATTTGTTTCAGAATATATAGCCTTAATATTTGATGCAGTTTCACCAGAAACAGCACTCATTAAATCATTACGAACATTTTTAGACAAATCACGCTCTGGAGATGACTTCTCTTGAATAGTTCTCATCAATGATCTAACACCACTGTTTGACAAGAAAATAACGTCTGTGCTAGTTGTTTGAATGCTATCTCTGGAAATACAACCAATACCCTCTACAGTATCACTAAGAACCATTGAAGATGGCGTAGTAGCACCAGAATAAATCAAAATCTGACGTTTACCAAAGATAAACAAAAACCCATTATGTGCCGCTAAACCAGTAATTTCATCAGCACCATTAACCCACACATTATTTACATTCAAACTACCAGCAGTACCTGTAGACCATACATGACCTGAAATCAAGTCACTGAAATAAACAGTTGCATTGACTGATGTAGTGTTTGCTGCCCACAATCTACCAAAAGCAGAAATCACAATGTTTGCATCAGGTACAGTAGCTACATAACCTGTTTTCTCAGAAACTCTACGATATGTAGTAGTTGATACAGCGGGGTCATAAATCAAAGGGTTATACCCTGATTGAAAGAAGTATGTAATGCTGTTAAGGGATGCACATTGCCAATTGTTTGCTGTAATAGTAGGAGCAGAACCACCACCCCCGTAGGTCAATTCAACAACAGCATTAGAACCATCAAGTTTGAACAACTTGTTGTTGCCAGCAAATAAAACAGTCAAAGTCCCATCCGCTTGCACTAACTCATTGATGACAGTGACATCATTTGCACCCAAATTACCACTAGAAGAATTTACCCTAGAGTATCCTTTGCGAGAACCAATCCGTCCGTATTGGTCAATGATTGCATTTTGAGCAACCAGAGCATATCCAAGAGACAAATCAAGAGGTGATTCTTGGGTATTCAACCCCTGAAAGCCTGGTGCTGTTAAAGAATAAGTCTGTAGTGCTTGGCTCATGTCGGCACAAACTCCTGATTCTCAGGATAGCGAGTACCCTCCAAAGCAATATAGTCAGCCAACATTGCCTTGTAAAGTAAGTAAGCCTCCGATGAAGATAGACCACCATCTTCACCACGCTCTACCAATGCTCTAGCATAAGCATTTTGAGCCACTAAAGTATCAGCAACAAGAACAACAGTTGAACCAGATGAGAGTGTTGCCTGTGGTACTGTCAAAGCAAACTTGATTGTGTATACGCCATCAGGTATTGGAAAGAGGTTTACCTTGGTATCGTAGCTACCATCAACCCCATCGAAAGCAAATTCAGTAGGGATTGAATTGACTAATGGCGTAAAGTTTAATTTGCGGTTCATGTCCACAAAACTAATGTTTGTAAGCCCAACATTGCTTGTAGTGTTGATAACATCCATTACTTGAAACTTCTGACCAGCACCTGTCAAAGAATAAGATGCTGTAGATGCCGATGTAGTAACTGTAATTGTTTGACCTAAGACATTCCACGAAAACGCATCTTCAATCTGACGTTTGGCATCATTTACAAACTTGCCAATCAGAGTTGAATAAGTTGTTTCTGTAACAGTAGAAACACTTGTCTCTCGCAACCTTGCGAGTACATCGTTTACAAGTTCTAAGTATGTCATCTGCTTTCAGCCTTTGCTTTGTTCCTTGCGGATATAGCTTTAGCTTTTGCCTTTGCGTCAGCCTTGGAGTTAGCACCCCATTGCTTTAGCGAAAGAAGCAGTCTTGTTGGTTCACCATCCTTGTACTCTGCACCGCTGTTACCAGCCATACGAGCCAAGAAACTTGCTCTGCGAGGGTTATCCCCCGACTTTACTGGTGCTTTCAAATTACCACCAGTTTCCGTATTATAAGATGCTCTTCCCTTGGCATTCAACCCCCCTTTGGGATTTTGACCAGCCTTTGTTTGCCAAGTGGGGGTTTTCATCTATTTCACCTTTTTAGGCTTCTTTGCTGTCTTTGCCGCTTGTTTGAAGTCAGCGGCAGTAGGTGCAGCTTTAGACCCAACCTTGTTCATCTTCTCACCAGAACCCGCCTTGATACGAGCCTGTTTAGCATTGATGTTGGCATAAAGTCCAGTTTTCATTTCATCTTCTTCTTAGGTTTAGACATACCAGCTTCACTCAAAGCAATGGCAATAGCCTGTTTAGGGTTCTTCACAACCTTACCACCCTTGCCTGAATGCAAAGTACCTGCTTTGTATTCGTGCATTACCTTGCCAACCTTCTTTTGTGCCATTGTGGGCTTTTTCATATTAACTCCGTTACAGAAACAGTGGATGTTGTAATTGTTGCATCTTTGATAAATGCAATCTTTTGACCAGGACTTACTCGCACAATTTCAACACAATTTGTTGGAATCATTGCCGAGGTTGTAATGCTTGCTGTTGGACTTGTTCCAATTGCATAATGGCAATGACCCTGACTACAGGCAATGCGAATCATTGTTGTAGTTGCCCCAAAAGCAGTCATTTGAACGCTACTGGTAGTTACTGTTGCCACTTGACTTGTGCCATTACTAGCAACACCCCAAGCGACTTGATTTGGGTCGAGTTGAAATGTAGACATTATTTACCTCTTGAAGATTTTTTCATAAAGTTAGCAGCAGTTCTGCCACCACGAGTAGGTAAACCCTTTGGTTTGCCAACTGCAACCATGATTGCAATAGGAATACCCTTTTTAGGGGGCGTGGGGGGAGTTTTGGGTTTAGCTGTCTTCATATCAGTCCTTTTTGATTGAACCACCAGATTTCCAAGCATCACAAGTACGCAATGCCGCACAAGTGAAGTGAAACAATTCACAGAATCCTAGATCAGCGGCATCAATAAACTGCTGGTCATAGTCAAGCTCATTAGGTGAGCTTTTGCCTTTTTCTAGACCACTCTTGATGCACTCCATCATCTTAGGAGTCTGAATAAATGCCGCACAGTTGCCACAGCGCATAGTTTTGACAACATCAGTTGGTGCGTTATACATCTTGGCTTTCTTCAGCCAAAACGCTTCATTAGGTTCAAGTGGATTTGGCGCACCATAGCCAAAATTCTTGAAAGCATTGTTGCGATTCTTTAGATTAAGTTCAATATCCTGCGTAGGCAATGGACAAACTTGACCTGAAAGCAATCCGTCTTTCACTTCAACCACCTTGATGCAAAGAAACTAACCACTCCAGACAAGGCAGATGCAATGACCATCCCCATCCAAAACCCACCCTTGCTTTGATTGGCAAGTTCAAGTAAGGCTTTTACATCGGTACTCAATTGAGTTACTTGACCTTGCAGAGTCTCTACTTGAGCCTCTAACCTACCAAAATCTCTTGCGTCAATTTCAGACATTTTCAACCTTTCGAGGTCTACCCATACGTTTGATTGTAGGAATGACAGGGGCAAAAGCCGTATCTGTACGTTCAGAATCAAGAGATTCTATGGTTACTTCTGGCTCATCTACTCTTACATACCCTTGATGACCCCTCATAGAGTCAATATCATGCTGATATGTGAAAGTCACAGTATTACCTGATTGAAGACAACGAAAAGTAGCCATAAAACCCTTAAATGAGAAAGGGGGGACTAGCCCCCCTATCTTTACACTAAACGAGCAATAACCAATTTAACAGTGGTTGATGCCAAATCAACAGCACCACCTGTAGTATTAGTTGTTGCAATAGTTACTGTATTTGCCGCTGAAACGTAAGCACGACGAACTAAACCCGCTTCGTCTACGCCAGCCGACATAGCAATAACTACATCACCAAGGACAACGCCAGCGACAGTCACAGTATCAGTACCAGCGGCTTGGTCTGCAACAGATGCAGAATTTAAAGTGCAAGTAACTGTCCATGTATCACTGAACAAACCTCGGAAAGTTTCGTTGTCTCTGCTTGAAACAACTGCTGTTGCTGCTGCCATTTTGATTTCTCCTAATTAGGTTAAAAAAGTCCCCCCACCACTGGAGCAGGGGGCGCAACTGCAATTAGGCAGGAACTAAAAGAGCAAACATAGATGCAGATTTAGCTGCACCAGTGCTTGCGGCGGCACGAAGAATTTGCACTCCATACAACGTATCCGCTGTATACAGAGTTGCAAGGTACGGCTGTTGGTATTGAACTTGTGAACGAACTGCCACTTGCTCAACCAAAACCAATGAGTCTTTATGACCCATCAAGCAAACTCGTGCGCCAGCAGAACCTGATGCTGTGTCGCAGTTAGAAGACACAAACACGGGGATACCATACAAGTTACCAATCTCACCAGTGCGAATGGTACTGTTTGTACCACCAACAAAGGCTTGTTCAGTGTAACGAGCCAAACCCATCAAAGTGTTGCGGCTTGAGGGAGGAATTAAGAAGAAACGCTGATCCATCGGGGTATCAGTGTCATCGAGACGCTGAATAGTGCGGCGAATAGCGGCATCGGTCAATGCTGACTCATTGTTGCTTGCGGCAACATAAGCAGATGTACCATCACCACCAATAAAAGCACCAGTCGCATATGCGTTTGTACCAGCACCGCCATTGGTTGAACGACCCAACTGAACCAAGTCAGTATCAACTTGTTTAGCTAAGGCATAACCAGCATCAGAGGTATAGAAGTTACGCAAACTGTTCAAGGCTTGTGCTTCGACAATATCCTCAATCAAACGACTGTATTCATAGTGCTTGTTGATAGATACTTGAACTTCAGACTCTGTAGCGGCAATTAAAGTGACTGCTGTTTCAGCAACCTTTGCTGATGCTGAACCACGAGTAGGTGCAGGAATGTGAATGGTGTCACCTTTCTTGCCCTTAAAGTTCATTTTCATAATCAAGTTTGCGAGAACAAGATTTTTCTTGTAAGCCGCAACGATTTCGTCTGACCAAATTTCAGGGATGAATTTGTCAGCGGTTGTTACTGTCACCGAATTGGTGGGGGAAAATGATGTTGCCATGTTAAATCTCCAAAAAACGATAAGTTAAATTATCTAACCCGTCCGTCTTGATACGCTTGCATGATTTCTCCGCTTAACGCCTCATAACGATCTGGGTCAGTCATCTTCAGCCGAATCAGATCAGCTCTGCGATAGACTCTTTTTCCAGATTCTCCACTTCCACCTACATCGACACTTGCCGCTTTAAGGTTTGACTTGCGCTGAGTTTCCCCTGCATCTGAAGTCTGTTTTGCCTTAATTCCTCGCAACTCTTTGTATGTGCTTAACAATTCGTTTGCACTGTCATAATCAAACTCTCCATCAGCTTTAGCATACAAACCAAGGCGAATAGGTGAAGATTTCACCCAATTCACAAAGTCTGTATCTTGAGCAATTTGACCGAAA